GTAGCATCCTCGACAGTCTCAGTCTCCATGCACCGAACTGAATCACTGAGAGCGAACCGCATTCCAGGGGTGAATGCAGAACGGTTGCTCGGAGTTGATTCAACGAGTAATTCGAAATCTCCCGCGGAGTTAAAACGCTCCGTCCAGATGAAAGATACGTATTTCTCGACTACTTCGATGCTTCGAAAGAGACTGTCGAGGACGTACAGCTCCATTACAACCCCCCGTATCTATTGTAATACGTGAGGATGAATGGAATGCCTGCTCCTTCCGCATACGCGCGGAATTTGTTCGTTCCCGGCCAGAAATCCAGCCAGACCGATTGCGGCGTCTTGGCGTACAGGATGGACGATTGGGCCGAGGATCGACTCAACGTAACACCTCGTTCGCCCGGTACGGTGTCGATGGTCACCGAGTCACCGACGTGAAGAGGAAATGCGAAATCGAACTGACGGAGACGGCCGTTAGGCATCTCGTTGTACAGCGTGAATTCATCCACGTCACGGTCGGGGAAGAGCTGGAATTTGAACCCAGTCTCTACCGTACCGACGTACTCGATGGTGGTCATCACGGTGTTTGAAACCGTCAAATCACTATCGAATACGACCTCGGGGTTGACGAAGTCGGAGTAGAAACACCGAACGACAACGTCAACCGCAGGGTCTTGCACGAACAACGGCGCCTTACAGCTTTCGATCATGCCTGAAATGCCGAATACGACACCGTTGTGGTCAACGAACGCAAGNTCGACCGTGGTCCTGGGCATGAAGAACTGGTAGATCCGGTTCCTCACGTCGGCAATTTCCTCGAGGAAATAGTCGGCTTCCATGCCCAAGTGGAGAATGATGTCTCTTGCGCCACGCTTGCTGGCTTGATATTGCTCACCAGTTTGCGAGGGGAACCCCGTCGAGACGATGATCGCCGGGACGGGGTCCAAACCCTCAATTTCCTTGATGAATATACCACTGGATACTTCACCCAATGGCATGTTGAGAAGGGTGCCCTGAATGGATGTCGCTTGCACTTCCGTGATCACTTCTTCAGGGCCTCCTTCACTGTTGAGAGCTGGTTGTTGGTTTGACGGTAGATCTCAACCGAGTTCAGAGCCTTCGGAGAGGTGTTGATCTGGGTGTAGTTCAACTGAGCACCCTCTGCACGCTCTGCATCGATTGCTTGTTGGGCTGCCAAGTTGTTGGCATATCCCACAGAAGCGTCCTTAGCCTTGTTGAAACTGGTGTCCAAGGACATGGGGTTTGCCGCCAACAACTTCGAAATATCGCTTGCCTTCTTCTCGACGTCCGTAAGATCTAGGACCGGCCGGATCACCGGATTGAAGTTGGCATCGGTGGTCACGACGTCGGAAATGCCAGACAGCGAATCCTGGAGGGAGGATATGGCCGTCTTACCGACGCCATCGGCAGACTTCGCTACAACCGTAGCGAACTTCGTCAGACCGAGAGCCAAACCTTCATCAGAGTTCTTTCCAACCTCAATGAACTCCTTCGAAGGCGAGTTGATGCCAAGCGCATTCTTTGCCGCATTAAGCGCATTCTTTGCGACGTCTGCAGCCCTGCTCGCAACTTCGCCAATTCCAGCCGTAAGACCACTAGCCATCCCCTGAATGATCGCCGCCGCTAGGTTTCCACCCGCTGCGCCAAGCGCAGACGAGTTGTTCCGGATGGCGTCAGCTACACCGTTAATGAAGCTGATGATCATCTTTGCACCAGCATCGACAATTCGAGGTTGGTTCTTTGCGATGGCATTGATGAAGTTCACAATGACATCAGTAGCAACCTTAACGACCTTACCAATGTTGTTGGATATGGCCGTCAGAAGAGCGATGAGGAGCTTCAAGCCGGCGTCAGCAAGCTTGGGGGCGTACTTCATGATCGTCGACAGCATCAGCGCCAGTAGAACACCCAGTGTTTGGGCGATCTTCGGCGACAACCTGATGATGGCGTTGAGGATGGACATCAGTACAGTGACGATAGCTTCCGTCACCGCAGGAGCGGCCTTCGTGATGGCCTTAGCGAATGCCGTTACTGTGTCTCCAAGTGCTGTGACAACATCGGGCAGAAGCCCGAGAATGCCTCGTACAGCACCAATAAGTACAGCAACAGCAGCGCTGCCGGCGACAGATACGGCCGTTAGACCGACACCGAACAAGGCCATTCCAGCGCCCGCGGCAAGCATTCCGACGCCCATTGCAGCGATCGCGATACCCAAAGCCAAGAGCACGGGAACCAGAGGTGCTAGCGCTAATCCAGCAACTCCGAACACGACGAATACGCCGGCCAGCATGACTAGACCCTTGGCGATTTCGCTCCACTTCATCTCTCCGAATGCCATCAGCACCGGAGCAAGAAGCTTCATAGCAGCGGCCACAACGAGCGTAGCTGCTGCTCCTGGGAGAGCACCTGTCATGACGTACATCGCGGCTGCGATCAACGTAAGTGATCCAGCCAGAGTTACCAAACCCTTGGCAATCTCTTCCCACGTCATATCGCCCATCTGCCCAAGCGCATCCCCGATCATTCCAAGGGAGGCTGCGACGACAAATATAGCTGCTGCGGACAGCAGCGATGACGGCGGAAGTAGGCCGATAGCCAAGGATATAGCTGTGAGTGCTCCTGCCATGGTCGTCAGACCCTTGGCAATCTCACCCCAGCTAAGGTCGCCCATCTTCTTGACAGCGTCACCGATCATGCCGAGAGACGCCGCTACGACAAATATAGCTGCCGCAGAGAGGACTGATGATGGAGGAACAAGCGCCAATGCGGTGCCCATAATGGCAAGACCGCCGGCCATGGTTACGAGACCTTTGGCAATCTCTTTCCACGATAGCTTGCCGAGGTCCTCCATCGCACTTGCAAGCACCTTGATGGCAGCTGCAAGCAGTACAAGGCCGGCACCTTGAGCTATTCCACCCTTGTTGGCGGCGGATAGCTTGGTAAAGAGAGCCAGAGCGGCGAGTAGACCTGCCGTAGCGACAAGTCCCTTGACGATCTCACCCCAACTCAGACCAGCTAGATCCTCGGCGGCCTTCGCCAAGAGATTGATAGCTACGGCGAGCAGAATAAGACTGGCACCACTGGCTACGTTCGTACCGGAGAATTTCGTGAACAAACCGAGAGCAGTCAACAGCGCAGCCGTACCGGTCAAACCCTTAGCGAGTTGTTCCCAGTTCAGCTTCGCCATTCGTGCTACGGCAATTGTCAGAAGATCGATTGCAATCGCGAGGGCGATCATAGACACCGTTAGGAACGGTAGCTTGAGGAAGCCCTTGGTCGCGACGATCTTCCCAAATATGCCCATCGCAACCAGAAGCTGCGTGAACATGACACCCAGCGCAGACAGCGCCGAAGCGAGTTTCTTCGAATCGATCAGGGACAAAGCCACGACTGAGGCAGTCAGCAGGGCGATAGCCGCGGCGATCTTGATGAGCGCATTGGCTTTCAGCTGAGCTTGCATGGCAGACATGACACCCGTCAGGCCACCGAAGGCATCCTTGATACTCTCGAGAACACCGCCACCCAGATCAAGGTTGATACCACCCTTGAGGAATTTGGCGATGAGCAGAGCAATACCGCCAAGGAGGCCGGTGTTGATGCTGTCGAGAATACCGCTGTAGTCAGCACTCGCGAAGCTGTTCGAGATCTGATCGCCCAGGTTCGTGAAGAAGGACGAGAACAGATCAACGAGCGGCTCGAAGACCTTGAATACGGCCTTCAGCAGAGTGATGATTCCAGACCAGACCTTGGATATGGCCTTGCCGATACGGTCGAGACCGTTGAATGCGCCGGCGAATTTGGCTACGCCCTTGGCACCTGCTGCGGCCAGATCGTCCGTACCACTGAGAACATCAGCCACCATTCCGATGAAGGCTTTGAGACCCTCGATCGGGACGCGAATAACATTGCCCAGCTTCACGAAGAAGTCATGGAANCCCTTGCCAGACTTGATCGCCTTGTCGAGCGCAACCAGCCAGTCACCGATATTTCCGGTGAACTCGAGGATCCCACTGCCGCCGCCCTCGAAGGACTGGAAGACAGTCTTCAGCGTCGTTCCGATCCCCTTGAGGATCGAGATGCCGATGCTAAATATGGCAAAGACACCTCGGAAGGTACGACGGATGTTGTCCATCGTGCCCTCGTTGAGACGCAAATTTGCCATGAGATCTCGGAANCCGACNGTCAGCTGGTAAAGCTGTTTNCCGGTAGCCGGTGGGAAAATATCCCGGAAGGCCTTGCGAATCGGCGTCAGAACATCCATTACGTTGTTGAACGCAATGGCAATGCCCTCGATCAGGACCTTACGGCCACCGAGAGCTTTCCAGTCACTGAGGACCTGGTTCCGAGCATTCGCAGAGTTCTGGATGAACCCGCCAAGAACGTTGTTGACGTTGGTGAAGAGGGTTCGTGCTTCCTCGAAGTCACCGAACATCAACTGGAATGTCTTGGCCCAGCCAGAGCCAGCCGCTTCCTGCAGCGTGTTGATCAGCTGAGAAATGGTCTTGACCTTGGTCGCCGCATCCTGCGCAGTCTTGCCCATCTTCATGATGGCCTTGATCTGCGCGTCGGTGTAGCCAAGCGACTTCAGCTGCTGGGCATTCATGTCACCGGTGAACTTCTGCAGGGTCGCAGTCAGTACCTCGGTGGTGAGCCAGCCTTCTTGCAAGCTGTCCCGGAAGCTGCCGTTCTTCTTGATGATGTCGTCAACGGCAATGCCCTGGACGCGAGCGGTCTCCTTCAGAGCTTCCTGGAAGACCTTACCGCCCATGCCGGCATTGACCACAGAGTTCCAGTCAACCAGGGTTGCCTTACCTGCAGCCATCGCCTGCGACAACTGGTACATCGCAGTCGATGCCTGCTCCGCCGACGAGCCAGAAATGGCAGCGAGGTTGGCAATACCCTTGATTGCGGCTGTGGCCGGCTCGAGCTTGATACCGGCAGCCGTGAAGGTGCCGATGTTTCGAGCCATCTCCGAGAAGTTGTAGATCGTCTGGTCAGAGTAGTGGTTCAGGTCATTCAGCGCAGCATTGACCTGGTCGAGACCCTTCTGACCTTCAAGACCCGTGTTCGCCAGAATCGTCTGGATCGAGTTGAGGTTGGTCTCATATTCCTGAAGGCCTGCCATCAATGGCTTGACCGTCAGGGATTTGATCATGGCCGCGCCGGTGGCCACAGCTTGCGTGGCAATCGAAGCCAATGCGGTAACACCGACAATGCCTAGGGCACTGAAACGGGACGCAATCGACTTCACGCCGTCAGCAATATGACCAACGTTGATGCTGTTCGCAGCCTTGTTGACCTCGTTCAGACCAGCAGCTGCGCCCTTCATGTTCAGGTTCTTCTGCAGGTCCTTCAGACCGGCAAGAGTGGACGCGATGCCCCGCAGAAATGAAGCGTTGTCCATCTTCATTTCAACGACTTTAGTGTCGATGCTACTACTCATGCAGAGCTCACCGCCTTCCATACCTTCTGGGCTATCTGGTCAAATGTGGGTCGCATAGCCGGGTTAATATAATCCCGACCTTGGACGTATCCACCAGTTCCTGTGCCATAGCCGTACTGCAGCATAATGGCAACAGGAAATCCGGTTTCGACGTCCGTGTTGAACCATGTAATTGTTATTTGGCCACGACCCCCGGAGATTTTATACCCCCACGAATTCGCAGCCAAATTCGAATCTCTTGGAGTCGCGGCAGCCAGAGCTTTCACGCCCTGTTCGGCGGAAGCAACTAGGATTGACCGGTAGTCCAATTTTGCAGCATTGGTCAGGAATCTCTCAGTTCGTTTGAGATCTCCTGTGGACGATACCGATATTTCCACAACGGCTCCTTAGCGGAAGCAGAGGGCCTTCTGAGGTCCAGTTGCGATGCTCACCGCAGAGCCGGCCGTGCTCGCGTTCATGAAACGAATTCGGAATGTGGTTGCGCCGATGGTGTCGACACCCCAGCAGACCGGGAAGTTCGTGCTCGGGTTGCCGTTGATCGGAATAACCATCGATGGCGTGAAGCCCAAGCCATGCGTGACGGTCAACATACCGCTCGCATCGGTAGTTCCCGAGAAGCTGATGATGACGGCGCTTGCGCCATCCCACAGCCGGTACCATGTCATGGCCGTGGTTGCGACCGTGTCCGAGGACTTGAACGTGGTGACCCATCGGAGACCGCCATTGGCGGTACCTCGCTGGACGAGAACAATTCCGCCGGCGATTTCCGCGGCGGTGTCAGCGTCCGTGGCACGAGACCATGCGCCTGCGGCAACGACCCAGATGCCGTTCTGAGAAGCGGTTGTCTGGTCCTTGCACAGGACTCGGTCGCCGGCGACACAGGCAACACCATCGATGGTCTGAGTGCCTGATTGGGTGAGGTTCGCAGTCGTAGCCACGAGTACCTTGAACGATGCGTTCTGACCCGCGGGGCCCGTTGCACCGGTAGAACCAGCGGTCCCTGCCGGTCCACGAACGTTGCCGGCGTCGATGGTTCCACCGTCGTGACGCTCGAGGATCAGGTTGTCGACAACCACACTCGCGTCGACGATCTGCGCGTCTTCGATCTCTGCCATTCGAGCCGCTGTAAGGCCGGTTACGGTAGCCATTTCTCCTCCTTAGAGCGAGCTGATGGTGTAGGAATCTGCGTCGATGAACGTCGCAGTCGAATATGTGATGGAGAATGCTCCGTCGCCAGTGCCATCGTCGGTGATGACTGTATCTGGTCCTTCGACGGTAAATGTGCCGTCGCCATTNTCCGTAACACGGACCGTAGCGTTGGCTTCGAACAGGGCGAGGACTTCTTCCTGGGTTGGGAAATGCGCATCGGCACTCACCGAGCCATACAGAATATCCTCGAGTTGTGTCAGAATTTCCACCGGAGCTAATCTGGAGTCCACCACGAAGTGCGCGCTTGGTTTGAAACCTTCTCCGGAGAGAATCGGCGGAACGGCAGATATGAACCAGGACAATGACTCCAACTCGGGAGAGTCACTCAGCGTCTTGTTCGATCGACTAGTGGGCGCTGCTAGAGCGTTGTACACCAGATGAACCTTGTAGCCGGCATCTTCGGTGATGTCCGAACCGATCATGGTTCGATACGAAAGACCGAATGGCTTACGCTTCTGCTGTGTAACGAACAACCCTTGGTAGAGGGATTTCACACCATCGCAGACTGCGAACTGCGCAGGGGCAGAAAATGCGTTGATGGTGGCTTCGTACTCCTCGGCCGAAGCAAGGCTGAGGTACTTGATTCCATCGAGATAGTACGATTGAACTTCGCCTCCGGATGGCGCTTCGGCAACCGAGACGAGTCCATTCCAAACGTAACCCACGTCATCGACGTACAAAACGCCTCGATCTACGCCGTTCTCGTAGTAGCGTTCACCCGAAGCGTCCCAATTAAGTCGTGTCACGTCAAATGCCTCCTCTCATCCACTGGTTCCGAGTTGCGCCTTTCGCTGGGCATTCAACTCACGGTTTCGCTTCGCGATGTCTGCTCTGCTCATCTTCTTCTCGGGTGCATTCTTCTGGTTGCACACCTTGATGAGGGTCATCAGCTTGTTCAGATGCCAGCGATCGCACTCGAAAGGGATTCCCAGCGAAATCATCCAGTAGTAGATGATCTCTGCAGTGATGATCTCCTTAGGCTTGCTTTCGCCTTCCTTCCTGAACCATGTTGCAGTCATCTTCGCCCCGACGTACTCGTTGATGGCGACGATGTTGTCATTCGTAAGCTTCTGGAGAATTTCCCCCGGGGGATTTGTCGAGGTGATCATTGCGCCGACGTACCAGAGGGTTTCTTCCTGGGTTTTTTCAGTCGAGAGGAATGGCTTCTCGAAGAATGACTCCCAT